TTCAAGGTATCTTGCTATCCTTATTTGTCCATCCCCCCCCACGCCGACATGGGGAGTAGCTGAAAATAGTTTTGCAGTATTCCCAGCGCACTTGCTTCTGTGAACGGCAATGTGCCCCCCTAAGACCGTCGCGGTCGTATCCCAGAACTTAGCCGTGTGAGAAGGAGTTCCTGATGCGCTAAACTCATAATGCCTTATATTCCACGCCCCGCCATTGGCCTCTTTTACTACAAGATGTGCCTTATCCGCGTCAGAACTATCCGTAACGTCAAAAGACGCCATGGGTCTTTCAGACTCTCCCGACTCTCGTGTTTCATAGCTTTCGTTCGATACCGGATGGGCTAAGGGCACATTATATGGGAGCGCCGTTTTTGCCCCCGCGGTCAGAGGATAGTCTGCATCTGCAACAATCTGAGTCCCTGTCGTGCTGCTCTCAACAATGTTTCCAGCATAATTTCTTACGACGATAGGGTCTGCTGTCGGGTCGATTGAGAACCCTCTCAGCTCAAGCTCATCATCGGCCCAAATAAAGAACTTCCCGCCCACCCAAAGGGGGACCATGCGCCGCCCGTTATTCCCCGAAAATGCGGTATTGCCAATCTTTAGGTCAGAGGCGATAAGCGCATTCGTCGAACGGTCAACAATAGATGCTCTTTTTATATATGCCACCCCTGCTGTGCCGGACTGGTCCCACACCGCGCTGACGTAGGTAATGCAGGCATACTTCCCATCGGAACTGATGGCCGTATTGGGGTCCATCTGGCATACATCGACGCTAGAGGAGACAGGGAGATATGTATAGCCCACACCCTCAGAGAACCCCTTTCCAGAGACAAAGTCTCCTTGCCCTTCGGAATATACTGCACCAGCAGTCTTATTGGCCACAGAGCTATCGTGCCTATGAAGTGAGGCGTTTCTGGCCACCAGCTGCCCTCGGTAACTAATTAGGTCTGTTCCCTCCTTGTCTATAAGGGTGTACCCGCTTCTCTTGCTGATTACCCCCAGCTTATTATGGGTGCCGTTCTTTAGCTCGGTAAGAAACTCAGGCGGGAGAACCTTATGATCTATCTTCTCCTGAACCCCCTGGCTGAATGGGATGCTAAACTTTTGCTTCATTAGCGGCATCAGAACACCCACACTTTAACGTTAGCCGTCTGTGTCCCCAGCGAGGGGGATGTCAGCATTAGCTTTATATAACGAGATTTATCTGATGGGTTTAATTCGTTGATCGTAAGTATCGCATCTGACTGGTCCGTAAGAAGCACCGAGCAAAGAATTACCCCCTTGTAATCTCGGCCTAAGCCATGAGGAAATTCAACTGCTTCCGATACGCCCTCTGTGAGAACCCCTTCAACAAGCTTCCCGTCAAGGATCTTAGTGTTGGCAATGGGCCTTATGGCGTCTTCAATATTTGTCTCTACCCGAGAAAGTGTCTCGTCAGAAGAGCCAACTCTTTGGTAGGACCGCATTAGAACCTCCCAAATAGGCCGAAGCTTGTACCTGCCATTTCATCGGTGATTGCAGTCTGTTCGCCTGCGTCTCGATTCGTAGCTGCCGCTTCAATCCTGTCACGGAGAGCGTCCAGCTCCTCCTTGAGTACCGAAGTGCTCAGCTCTTCCTTTTCCTTCATCTTGATTACAGCGGTCAAGATGGCATACTCCTCCCAGTTAGACATGATCCGAGAGCTAATCTCGTCTGTGTCTGCTCCAAGCTTTGTAAAGGCGGGAACATACCAAAGTCGAATCTCAGAGGTCGTATTTGGATCAGGGATGAACTCAACCGAGTCCCCCCTGATCTGGAAGAGATATGCGCTAACCCCCCCTCGGCCAAGGGTCTGATCATTAGATGAGTAATTATTCCTCTCCTTGAATGAGAATCGGCGAACCCGGGAAGTTTCTCCCGAGTCGGTTATATCCACCCCCAAGCACTTGTAGAAATCCGCGCAGCCAATAGCGCTGAACGTATAGTTTGATTGTCCACTCACCAGGTCAAACGTTAGGCTGGTGACATAGTAATCCTCAAACTTGAGCACCAATAAATCATGCAGCTCACCGAGCCCTACGTTTATATAGTCGTCAATCTCACTGTCATCAAAGAAGTTATTCCCCACCGCATCGGCCCGGGTTCTTGCGCGAGTTCTAAGCGTAGAGAGATTTGTTGCCATATTAGGTCCCCACGATAAACACCTCGCATTCGGGAGTCCCGCTTGCAGAGGTTAGCACTATGTCCTCAGAAATATTAAAGTCAGGAGTAATAAACATACCCCCTGCCGGGATAGCTACATCCACATTGGCAGTTGCGGCAGTGTCAATCCTTGCCGTTACCGTAATCGTCGTGTCGTTGTTCTTGATAACAAGAAGGCTAACCCCTCCTGAGAACATTGACGTATCAAACGTTTCGCCATTATCGTCACAGTTGACCTCGAAGTGCATGTACTCGTCGGGCGTCAGTGTGTACGCATCTGGGTTAAAGTCCACTTTAGGGCTGGAGTAATCCGTATTCTTGGAGTACAGAGCCCGAACCGTGAGCTTGAGATTATCAGCCATTATATCCCCTGTTCTTCCAAACAGGTAACAATCGCGTCCTTAAGTGCTGAGGCAAAGCCCTCTTCGTCCCCGGCCTGAGAAGCTGCCATCGCAGCAGAGGCCGACTCCGCAAACGCTTCGCCATATACCTCGTCCTCTTCGGGCTCAGGCCCGATTTCCTCTTCGGGCGCAGCTGCCCCACCAGGGCCCTTGCCCTTGCCAAGCATGATCGCAAGTACATTCTTCCCGTTCTTGGGCATAATCCCTCCGGTGATAAAGGAGGGGGGCTAGGCCCCCCGTCCCGTATTTATCAAGTATCTTCTTTCAAGATGGCAATGAAGTTCACTTCAAGATTTGCCGCCAAGCTTGTCTGAATATTGCCCGCATCATCAATAAGCTTGATGACAATAGTCCCGCCATCAGTGTCGGCAGCCACCGAATGTGAGACAATCACGGGTGCCAGCGACTCCCCTGAAGCCATATCCGGATTCATGACAGTCGCGACGCAGGAAATAAACCCGTCATACTGACGGTCAAGGGTAATGGTAAATGCGCCGCTGCTGACAGTTACCGTATAGCCTTCGCCCCGTTGAGGGATAAGGTTATCGGCAAACGAGCCAGCAATAATCGCGCAGTTACCGCTGCTTTGCATTGAATTAATAAAACCCATTTTATTCTCCTGTTACAGCGTCACGCGGCAGTTAAAGCCAGGTGCCTTGCAAATCATGTTTCCGTAATAACCCCACCGGTATTCGACGCCATCATTGTTGGCCTCACGAACACCTTTCAGACCGTCGAAGTCTAAAATGCGTGGAGCAGCTCCAAGTGTTTTAAGCACCCAAGTATCCATCTGCAACAGATAACAGGTCCCAACTGGACAGTTATGGTCCGAGTAAATCTGGACAATCCCTGCCGGAGTAGCAAGCTGAAGGGACGAAAAGCCAATAGAGCCTGCCGATTCCTTCGCGTTGTAGCCACGGTTATAGGTGTGAGCAATCTCAGAGGATGCCGTGAAAACTGCCTTCCCCTCAAGGTCAAGTGCAAGAGTCGCCCAATCCGTTGGGTTCATGAAGCACTTATCAGGTCGGCCACCCTCACGGGAAGTTCTCACTGATGCTTGAATCAACTTCTGCTGGATTGTCCCCGCAGTAGTATAACGCTGCCCACCGAGGCGGGTTGCATCCTGGGTCCGGTCAACTCCGAAAAAGGCTGTGGCGCTAACCGTCGCCGGGATCCATGCGTCAATGCCAGCGAGCTTGCTTCGGGCAGTCGCCGCGTTCTGGGCATCGCCTTCGGCATAGAGGAAGTCACCAGCCGAGAGGCCAGTAATCCCCGTTGTGCCAGCAACGTTTGCGGTAAACGTATCAGCATCCCGATCGATCCCAACAACCTCCAGAACCCCGACGCGCAATACAGACCCGTCAGTGGCGCTGGCACTAAGCCGCATCCCCACCTCAAAGTTGACTGCATGACCGGCCACAAGCTCAATGGTGGTATCCCCGAGAGATGGACTCGCGTGGACATTCCCGATTGCGCCAGAGCCGCTGCGGTAAACATCGCGACCCATTGCCCGAGACAGGGCTGCAAGCGCAGAGTCTGTCTTGGACTTCGCCACATCGAGCAGAGAGCCTTCGCTCCCGTCCGCTGCAAGCAGGGTCTCATTGTCTACCGAAACAACGGCATAGTCTTTAACGCGGGTGACAACGAAATCTTCCAACTTCGTTCCACCTCGATTGTTTTGAGCAGTCTGAAATGTAGCACTACGACCAGTGGTCATACCGTACTCAACTGCAAAGGTGGCGTTTCTGCCCGGAAACTTTGTTTCCTTTGGGATCATCGCCAGTAGAGGGTTGTTTTTGTATACAAGATTTTCCACCTTCTTGTACGGGTACATGTGCTTCATGGCCGCATCGAAGTTGGTTAAATTAAAAGACGCCATAACAGAGTTCCTTTTCTAGTTAATCAGTGAACAATTTGCCCTTGTAATGATCCATAACCTCCTCGGTGGACATATCCTCCAAGGCAGTCTTCGTTGGCTGGGCTCCTAATGTGTTGGACAGTGTTAATCGCGGTCGCCTGTCCGGCCTGTTCTCTGCGCCTCTGTTTTGGTATCTATTAAACTTTGCAATAACTGCGGGGTCAGTAAACATTTGCTCTTCACTGGCTTGCAGTCCTTCTTCAACCATCTTAAATGCGTCATTGAATTCTAGCTGTATGCCAGTCTTCTGGTGATATGCGGCTATCCCTTGGGCAATATCTTCAGTCGTACACTGCTCCTTAGTCAAGGGATAATTGTTTGTTGATGCTCTAAAGTCTTCGATTTCTTTATAATATGCCTGAATGGCAGTTGCCCGCCGATGGTCTTCCTGCGCCGCAGTCTGCTGTTGGTCACGCTTCGCCAGCTCTGCCTTTAGCTCTGCGAGCTCTCTTTGGACCGACGAGGCAACCAATTCCTCTGATGGCTTAGTGACCCCGGTTGCCATTCGCTGCGTCCAGTCGGTATAAACCTCCATCCAGTCTAGGCCCAGCCCCTTAACAAACTCCTCGGGGTTATCCACCAGCGCCTGCCTGGCACTCTCCATAGAGGCCACCTTGGTTTCTCGATCTGTAAGAAGCTGCTCTTTTTGCTTCAGCTCGATTTCCTGTTGCCGCTGTTCGCGGTCTTTACGCACCCGGGCAGTCCAGCTCTTGTCTGGCTCTTTTTCTGCCGAAGCTGTCTCTGACTCGGCCGCGGCCTGAGCCACTTCTCCATAATCAAGCTCAGTGGACTCCTCGAATATATTAAAATCTAAATCCTCTTCGGACTCAGATACCTCCACCGGGGCCTCTTCGGCGCTTTCAGGCTCTACTTGTGCTGCTTCTTCTGACATTCTTTATTGCTCCATTGCTATATTGGCAGACCAGCGGGAAGAGGGGGAAGGGCGCCTGGAGGACCCGGAGGCAGTCCCGGGGGCAAGCCCGGAGGCGCTCCCATTGGCATCTCGCCTGGAACCCCGCCCATTTCTGGAGGCAGTCCCGGAGGCAATCCCATCCCCGGCATCGGCGCGGGTTCTGGCTGTGATAATTCCAACATTTCCATTGCTTGCTTCATCCAGCGGCGGAGTTGCTCAAGGCGCTCCTCTGGGACCCCCTCAATGATTGCAAGCTGATACGCCAACTGAAAACGCTCAATCCCGAGCTCTAAATTAAAGAACGGCTCGGGACGTGTGTATTTATTTTTGTCGATAATATCATCAATAATTTTGTCGATTAGCTCTTCTGGGGAGTTTCTCAGCTTGCTGTTCTGCTCTATGTCGGGGAATTCTAGCAGTCGATGAGCCTCTTCTGGAGTAAATAGCCCGTTCATGAGCCCTTCCATAACGGCCGAAAGCTTCGCCGCTGGCG